CACCATCATATCCATTATTTTTGACCATTTCTTGCAAAGATTTTGATGCTTCATTTTTGGGAAGTTTCATTATTTTATCGTAATGACCCAAAGACATAATGCCCTTATCAATTAATTGACGAGCAACCGCATTGGCATCAAAAATACCGTAATCTGACAGTCTGAGTGGGTTTTTAATATTTACATATGCCGGATATATTTGTGTTTTTGAATATTTTGTATCAAAAAAATCCTTATATGAATTTGATTTGCTAATATCATTTGCTTGATTAATTGTTCCAAAATGTGAGCCAAACTCACTCATTCCTGTGTCAAAATTTTCAAAATTGTGTCTGGACGCATGATAAACGCGCTGAGGAACAGATGTTCCTTCCATAGAATTTTTAAAATTTTGTTTACGAATTGGATCATCGTGAGCCAAATATCCTTCCGGCTCATAATTTTTTAACATATTTGTGTTTTGCGATGCAGGCCCCTCGCTCATTTGCGATTCGGGATTACGAAATTGAACAATTTGTTTTGGCGAGTAACGCGCGGCCTTAGCCAATGCGGCTAGCAAAAAGCCAGGATTAAAGTTAGATGCCACATCAACCGCCTGCCCGGCGGCGGGGCCAAACGTACGTTCCGCAGATCCTTTGGCGGCTTCCATCGCGCCAGCAATAGGCGCAAACGGTTGCGACACAGTACCTAGAACATCCTGCCCCGCGCCCGCCAACATGCGCCACGGCTCGCCGGAACGCATATTCTCAATGCCTTGCAGGACCAACTGTGATGGCCCCATGGACCCTCTTTCGAAATCTTCCCTGCGGGGCGCTGTATACTCCATAAATTTGGAGCCAACGTCTTTTGCAAGAGGAGACCAATCAGGGCTTTCGGCGCCATATTCTTCTGGAGGAGTCCAAAGGTTTGCCAATTGAGCAGGCGACATGCTTTGCGCCGACGCCTTCAGCGCTCTATCCACAACATCATTGCCGCCCACCGGCTGTGGCGGCATATCAGCGCCCTCAACCGTCGCCCTGCTCGTATCAGGCTTGTTGGCATAAATCGTCAACGGCCTTGCGTCAGACGCATCTGCGTTTTGCCCAGCCGCGACAGCCGCCGCGTAATCAGCATCATCGTCTGGCGGCGGATCACCACCGTCGGCATACCCGCCGCGCATCAAGTGCTTCGCGATCATATGCGCGAGGCGGATGGCTTTCTGCGGGTCGTGATGCCTCATGGATAAACACCCTTCACCGGGGCCTTCACCTGAGCGGCCAGCCGCTCTTTCTCAAGGTCCATCATGTCGCTCATGTGGTCCTTCGCCATTTCCAGATGCTCAAGGCGCTCCTTGCTAATCCGGTCCGCCGTGCGCTGCTGATCTTCCATATGCTGCGACTGCAACTTGACGGCGACGTCCCTCGCCTTCGTCTGCGCGTCCATCAACCGCGCCCGCGCATCCATCATCTGGATGGGATTGCCCGCCTGATCGCCCGCGCCCAGACCGGCCTCCTTCGGCGCGAACGCGCCCTGCTGTATCTTCGCCTGCGACTCGGCGGCCTTGGCCTGAGCCATCATCATGCGGGCGTTGGCGTCCTTCGTATCGTTGGCGATCTTCGCCTGCATCTGCTGCATTTCAGGCGGCGGCGCGGCCTGTGCGTTCGACGGGGCCATGAACTGCTGCGGGTTGCTCCACCCGATGGCCTGCAATGCCGCCATGTCGATCGCAATCGGGTCGTACATCGTCGGATTGGCTGCCTGAAGCTGCTTGAGCGCCATGATCTTCATCACGCGCTGACCGTGGCTCGAAGTGTTCGGATCGGCCTGCGGCGTGAGGTCATAATCCTCAAGGGCCTGCAGGAAGGTCTGCTCATCCCACGGATAGGAGGCCTTCTTGTTGCGCTCCCAGAAGCTCTCGGGATGCTCCTTAAAGCACTCGCACAGAAGCCGGAATTCCTCGGCCTGCGCCGCGTGCAGGCGCTTGTGAACGGCATTCATGACCTTCGTGGCCTGCTCGATCATGGCCAGCGTCGTGCCAACCGGAGCATCCGCCCGGCCCTCGCCGACTTGCGCCTCGCTCGTGCCGCCGATCCGCATGCCGGTCTGCTCCATCGCCCCAGTGAGCGACATCAGTCCCGAGCCGACATCCTTGTAGGGGAGCGGCATGATTGCCTGACTGATAGGCATGCCACCAGTTTTAACAAGCGCGCCTCCTCCCGGAGGAACGCGAAAGATATTCGTGTTCTGACGCGCGCCAGTGTCTGACATGAGGAAGCCAGGGAAGTTGGCATACATGCCAGCATCAAGCATCTCACGCCACGCAGCAGTAAGAGCATTAGTCGTGTTGCCCAGAATGTTAAGAAGTCCAATATCATAGAAACCAAGCCCAGGAATAAAAGTATACTTAACAAAAACCACCTTCGACTCAGGCAGGTCTTGATCATCTTCGTCGTAGTTGCGAACAACCGACAGGATCTTCTTCGAAGATACGTCAATAGTGACTCGATATGGAATCTCAAGCCCACTAGGTTCGCCCTTATACTTATGCTCGAACCCTTTAATATCGAGCTCACAATAGCACTCGTAGATTTCGCGATCGCGGTCATCTGGGTTCGCCGAGTCGGTTGAAATGCCCTGCTGGGCCTTTTTCTCTCGCTGAGCCGCGTCAAGGTCGGGCAGGTGCGGCGTCGAAAGGTCGGTGTCCTGATAGACGCCGAGGATCTGCAGGCGCTTAACCGTCGACGGACGCATCATCACGCGGTGCGTGACGCGCTTGGCATTCTTGAGATCGGTCGCGGCGTTATTGACGATCAGGTCGTCGGCATCGACCGTTTCGCTAACCGGCCGATTGCGAAGCGGGCAGAAATAGACTTTTTTGAAGGCCGTGCCGCCAAAGCCCAGCATCAGCAGCATGCGATCGGTGTCGGGATAGTACTCGGTCGCGACCGACGTCAGGTAATGATTCAGGTCCCGCTCGAGCGCATTGGCGAGCTGATCTTCCTGCAGCGTTGCGTTGTTGTTGTCGTTGCGGATCTTGACCGGCCCGTCAGTCGGCAGCAGCTCACTGCGCGCATTGGCCTGAAAGCGCAGCACCGCTTCCTGAAGAAGCGGGTGCCGGACCTTGCTCATCCCCTCGACCGGCGCGCCGTCGGTGGCGCCCTGAAGGCCGGGAATCTCGACCTTGAGGCCCAGCAGCTTGATACCCAGCGCCCGGTCCTCGATCCATTCATTGCGACTATCGAGGTCGTGCTGGATGCCCTTAAGCAGGTCATCACTGATCCGATAGAGCTCCATGTCGTCGATGTCGTCGACGAGGTTATCGAACCAGCCCTTTGAACGTCCGCCCTGCGCCTCGGCGATCGGCTTTCCGCTCAAGCTGACCGTAACAGACCCGTCGTCGTGCTCAATTTTGACGATGGCGCCGCGGTCATCAAACTGCGGGATGTCGCCGCCTTCCCCATCCGCCTCGACGATGACGTCTGCGCCCTCGTGGGGGCCTTCAGGCTCCGGCGGGCCGGGCAGGCGGATGTTGGGGTTCAGGCCGGCCATCAGGTATCCTCCAGGGCCTCCATTTCGGTCACGAACCGCTGGATGCCCTCCTGGGCGGCATAGTTATCAGATTTCGCGTGAATTTCATAGCGCCTGACGAAGTCATGGGGCGACCGACCCCAGACCTCGACAGAATAGACCGTCAGGCCCTTGTGACCGGGCGGCGGCTCGCGAACAACGTCAACGGTGACATTGGCTAGAACGCGAGGCATTTCATATCCCATACAATGGCGGCGGTGTTTTATGCGCCGTATAGTCCTTCGATTGATCTATTTCCGCCAAGCGCTCCGGCGACCGGGTCAACAAGCCCAGATCGCGGAGGTGGCGCACACTCTGGCTGGTTGAATCAACCAAATCGTCATTTTTACCCTTTGGGAATATAGCAACTTGGTTGATGACCATTTCCGCCCATTCCTTGTCGGGCGCGTAAACCATTCCCTCGGCGAACAAATGAGAAATAGAATGTAATCTAGCCAATTTGTCAAGATTACCGGGGTTGATAAGTTGAACGGCAAAATCCTCATGACCGAACAAGCGCCTTAATTCCTGAGAAACGCTTATTCCCGATGCCTTACCTTCGATCAGCAATTTATCAACTTTGTAATCTTTGCACACTTTTGCCACGCGAAGCACAAGATCATTTATCTCAAGGCGCTCTTGGAAAGCATACATCAAAATGATTTTAGGCACCGCGTCGAGTTCGCTGGAGTATTGCGCCGTTGGCATTTCCATGCGCTTCCCATACCTGTCCACGTTTAACGTTGATCGCGCGTTTGCGTCGCCGGCAAACACACCCCAAATGGTGAGGGCTGAATAATCGTTTTCCTGCTTAGTGGTGTAAGCTGTATCCAGCGACGCGATGACATAGGAAAGCGGCGGGAAAACGGGATCATTCCACAGCAGCCAGTGATCGCGCTTAATAACTCCACCGCCAGCAGGTTCAGGGCGCTGTTGCAATTGCCCAGCGGCGGCATATGGACCAAGCGTCTTTTCCAACTGCTTGACTTGCTCATCATCGAAACGCTCGGGCCATAAAAGTTCGCCCGGAACCGTTCGAAGGTCTTTCCAAAGAATAGGCTCGCCATCCTCCGACTCTTCAGCGGGAACGAGAACCGTATGAAAAGATCGATCGGGTTCGTATCTCATGGGCAAGCAAAGGTGCGTCCAATCGCCCACCTGTTGTTCAAGAACATGACCGGAAATATCTCGTTCATTAAGCCGCTGAGCAACGACGATACGGCAGCCTTGACCAGGCTTTGAATTGTTTAATCGATTATACCAAGCAGTGTTCCACCAGTTGATAGCGCCTTCCAGCATAGCCTCGCTGTTGGCTTCAGCGGCGTTATTAAGATCATCGCCGATCAAATACGATCCGCCAAGGCCAGTTGTCGAACCGCCGACCGAAACCGCGATACGCGCGCCGTTCTTATCGGTCTGGAACCGCGTCTTGGTGTTAACGTCGCCTAATAGCTTAAACCTATGCCCCCAATGCGCTTGATACCAATCGGATTGGATAAGCGCGCGACATTTAACGCTATCCTGCAACGAAAGAGTAAGCGCATAACCTGCGCAAAGGAATTGAGCGCCAGGGCCAAGCAACATCGTATTGGCCTGTTGAGCCCAAACCCAAGCCGGGAACATCGTGCCAACCACGGTGCTCTTCGAGAAGCGAGGCGGGACGTTTATCAGCAGGTTTTGAATGTATCCGTCAGCCGCCGCTTCTAGGTGTTCGCATATGGATTGAAGCGCGTATCCACCATGCGCGAATGGCGCGCTATCAATGTGCGGCCACGCGGCGACAGTGAAGTCGTAAAGAGAAGCCTCAAATACCTCGGATTCAATTTCAAGTTTGCGCGCGCGTATTTCGCGCAGCGTCGCCTCGCGGTCGATCGACTTATCTAACTTGATCGCGGACATCGTCAGCCCTTTGCCGCGCCCGTCTTGATGAGCGCCTTCTCAAGCGCCTCAAGCTCCTCGAGCGACAGGCCGGACACGTCCAGCTTGTTCGTGTTCTCGGTCTTGATCGGGCCGCCGTCAATACCCGAGACTTCCTTGCGTTCCGTGTAGTCCTCGCGGAAACGGGCGGCGACGGACTTCGACCAAACCATGGCGTTGAACTTGCCGGAAACAAGCCCTTGCATCCCCATTTGTTCCCACCAAGCCTGCTCGTAAACCTTCGCGCGCTTTAAAGATGTGGAAAATTCTGGATATTTATCAGACCAATCGTAAAGGGTCGAGCGGTCAATATCTAGGTACGCCGCT